TTAGATGGTGGTGCGGCCTACATCACCGGGACCGAAGTTTTCCCGGTATTGGCCCAAGTAACCGACAGCCGTCTCTGCATTGGTGAAGAGACCGACCGTGCCCCCGGCAATAGCGCCCATGGCGGTTGGCACGATCAGGCCGACCAACTGGGAAAGAGCGCCGAAGCCGAAGCCGCCGGCACCGCCCCATTTCCCGCCTATTGCCATGCCCGTCGCGGCGCCGTCGACGGCGCCTACGATCATGCCGGAAAGAGTTCCACCCGAAACGCAGGTGACTTCAATGTCATTGAGTTCTTTCATTTCATATATCTCCTTTAGGCTTCCCGTGAGTCTGGAAAGCCATTCGATGGTACTAATCCGAAAGAGTGGGATGAACTGCCAGGATTAGCGGTTTTTCATGGGCTCGATAATTCGTTTGACAATGAGTTTCAATATTCGGCGGATGAAGGTTTGCCACTCCGGGTAAACTTTGCGAATGATTAAGGCCGGTTCGTGCGACACCTCGATAAGACCTGTTGAACAAGTCAACGCCGTATCGAGGGCTCATTCATATCGGCTCCGGCCAACCGCTCTTCGTCCGAGTCAGTACGGCCTCGCATAGCGGCATTTCATGGCATCAGCCGGTCGAGCAGCGGCGAGCTGAACAGCCGATGCGGATCGGCTTCGTTCAACTGGCGCACCGCGCTGTCCCAATCGTTGTCTGCGACCAGGCCCTGGCGTAGCGACTGCGCCACCAACTGGTCGACCACCGTCGGCTCGTCCCAGGCGGCGGCGGGGCTGTAGCCCCAGCCCTTGCTCCACTCCACCCGCAGCGAGGCGTAGTCGCCGCTGAAGTGGTCGAACAGCCAGGCCTCGAACTCGTGGTAGAAGGCATTGGCCTGCGGGGTACCGGGCAGGCTGAGGATGTCCAGCCAGATCGCCGTGTCCCACTCCGGTTGGTCGGGGCGCGGACGGATCGCCGACAGGCTGGGCACCTGGGCGCCGGGAACGATCGACTCGCCGGGCTGGTCGAGCCCGCTGACGCGAATCTCCACCGGGCCGTTCATGGGGTAGTGGCCGTTGGCGCGGTAGGCGGCGACCATCGTCTGGTACTGCAGGTAGAACTCGTTGATCACCCGCTGCACGTCGCGACGCCGGGTCAGCACCGCGTAGCCGTTGGCGGTGACGCGAAGGGTGCTGGGCTTGATGTACAGCAGCAGGTCCTTGCTCCAGCCCCACAGGTCGTAGCCCAGGGTCAGCGCCATGCCGCCCACTACCAGGTCGTACTGCAGCTTGCCGAGCAGCGGGGTGAGTTCCGGGTGGCCGGTGTTGATCGCCGCCAGCAGGTCGGACAGCGCCTTGGGAATGTTGTCGGAGAAGGGGTAGTTGAACGGGCCGTTGACCGCGCGGGCGCCGAACGGGCAGCGCGGGGTCGGCGTCCAGACCTTCAGCCAGGGCTTGTCGGTGAAGGGGAACCAGATGGCCTCGGCGCGTCCGCTTTTCTGCAGGAAGCTGTCGAAGGTCCTTCCGCCGCTGCCGGCCGCGGCGAACATCTCGCTCGCCGGGATGTTCACGTAGCTCTGGCAGCGCATGCGCTTGTTGACCCCGGCCTGGAGGGTCGCCTCGACGATGAAGGCGCGTCCGAGGTGGACGAGGAACGGCGCGCAGGCCGGATCGTCGCGGCGGAAGGTCTTCAGCACGTATTGTCCGGCGGCGCCGTCCCAGACCACCGCGGTCAGCGCCACGATGCTGTTGCTCAGGGAGCCGTAGCTCTGCCCCGGCAGGCGGCTTTCGCCCTGCGCCGGGATGCCGGTGCCGTGGCCGTCGATGGCGAGCACCCCGCCGAGGGTCAGGTCGCCCGGCGCCGGCGTGGCGACGAAGCCGAGCTTGACCCGCTCCAGTTGTTTCAGCAGGGCTTCCATGGTGACGCCGGTCTGCGCGCTGAACAGGCCGAACTCGCCCTGGGCGTCGATCCGTACGCGGGTCAGGTAACGGCTGGTTTCCACCAGCACGATGCGGCTCTCGCAGTTCTCGCCGCCTTTCAGCAGCAGCGGGGACCAGTTGTGACCCATGCCGCGCGGGCGCACCTTGAAGCCGTTCTGCCAGGCCCAGTTGACCACCGCGAGAACCTCTTCGTTGGTGCGCGGGGCGCAGCTCCAGAGGTCGTCGGCGGCGATTTCCCCCGACCAGTTGCGGAACGCCCGCCGATAAAGTTCGAGGCCGGCCGGAAAGCCTGCCGGCGCCGGACAACTGCTGGCGGCGGCTTCGGCGGGCTGGATGACGAAGGCCGGGGTCCAGCCGGCCACCAGGCCGACCGCGCCGAGCGTGGCACTCTTGCCGAGGAAGCTGCGGCGCGACAGGCCGCCGGATTCCTGGTCGGGATCGCCGACGAAGGCGTCGGCGTGCTGGATGAGGTCGTGCATGGCGGTTCTCCTGATCGGGGCGCTGGTCGCCCCTTCCCGGTTGCCGGGTCCTAGGTCGCCGCCGGGGGCGTCCGGGTCTCCGGCGACGGTGGAGGCCCGCTCCGCGACGGGAGCGGGCCGAGGTCCTGGGATCAGGTCCACTCGGTGTCGTAGTGGTAATCGATGCGGCTGGTGTCGCCGCCGAGCAGGCCGCCGACCGCGGCGACGCCCTTGAACACGCCGTAGCCGAGGGTGTCGGCCAGTTGATGGATGGGGGTCAGGCCGACGGCGTTGAACACCTTGCCGACCGAAGAGATGACCGACGTGTTGAGCAGGTCGTTGGACACCTTGACCACATCGACGATGGCATCGCCGACGAAGCTGAAGAGTCCGGCGCCCGATACCTGGTCGATTTCATCGAAGCTCAGTTCCTGAAGTGTGGCGAGTTGCATGGCGCTATTCCTTCATCAATCAAGTTTTGAGCGATAGCCGGCCCTCTCGCATAAACATCGGTTTGCGAAGATAGAGTGACTATCGGTTGCCAGCCGCTCTGGAAAAGTACTTTGCCGGCTGGTCGCTGAAAATTACTGATCTGCCGGCGAGAGTGTCAATCTGGGAAGTTGATAGGGTGAACTTGGAATATCCATGCTAGGCAAATGACGCCGATATTCTGTCAGTGGAATTGGTCGATGTTTTTTCGAATGCCGCGATAAGCATCTGGATATTGCTGATCCATTGATATTCGTGGGTACTGGGAAGCGGTTCGCTATTTTTACGAGATGATGCGCCAATCCAGAAAGGTATCGAATTATTGCTTTCGGAAAAAATTCAACTGCCTTGCTGATAGGTTTCTTCCGGTCGAGTTATTGAAGTCCATGTCCGGTCTTGCGTTGTTTTTCAAAGTAGAGAAACCGGCGTCATAAATTTGTGCGGATAACTGGCGGGCAAACTTTCCCAGGCTGCGCTTCTGTTGCGGGGAAGTGCTTCGGTTCGGGTCGAGGCGCTTTCCAGTCTTGACAGCCCGGCACAGGCGCGTAGAGTGCCGCGCATGAATCGTGCAGCCCTGACCTTCAAGCGCTATTACGCCTATCTGCTCCCTCATTGAGGCGGTAGATGCGTCGCTGCATTCCCGAACCGCCCGAGGCGGCGGTCCGGTGATCTTCTGCCTTATGTTTGATTTTCTATGTGTATCAGTAGCTTAAGACTGATCGTTTCCACAAATTTTGTCTTCGTTTCCGCAATTCATGCCTATCTAACGGGGTTCACGGCCTTCCCGATCCGGCGGTAGACGCGTTTTGTGATCTCCTGGGTCGTGTGTCCGAGCAGGTCTGAGGCGTCGGCCAGGCTCTCGATATCGGAGGCCGCCTTGGGGCGAATGTCCCGGAACTGGAACTGCATGATCTCCCTGGCCAAGTCTTGGTCACCCGCCTTGATCGCCTCATCGGCCGCAGCCTTGCGTGCGGTATCGAACCTGGTGCGAAGCATCTTCTCTGTCATCGGCTGGCCCTTCTCGTTGGTGACCAGTGCCGGAGAATCGGAGGCGATCGACTCGACCAGGTGGCCGAGCTGGGTCATCTGTCCGTCGGCGCGGCGGAGTCGTATCCGGAGCTTGCGAGACGTCTTGTTCTGCCCGACCAGCAGGTAGTCTCCGGAAACGTCGCTCTTGCGCAGTTTCCTCACGTCAGCCGGACGCTGGCCTGTCAAGTACGCGAGGTCCATCGTCACCCGCAGATCGTCCGGCGCTTTCTCGTAGAGCGCCTTCCACACCTCGTCCGTGACGTACACATCGCGCGGCTGCTCCTTGTTCTTCTTCACCCCGCGACAGGGGTTTTCCATGCTGGTGATGCCCCACTCCCTGGCCATGTTGTAGGCGAAGGAAAGCAGGGTGATCTCCCTATTCGCTCGAACCTTGGCCGTCCTGGCGTCTCGGTACTGAGCGATGGTGCTCGGCGTAATGTCCTCTACCGGGGCTTCGTCAAAGGCGCCCAGCAGTTGGCGGATCATCTTCGAATACTCTTTCTGGGTCTTCGGCGCCTTCGTCGGAACCACGTCCCGCTCGAACCTGCGCAACAGGTCGCCGACGGTCCGAGTGGTTGGCGGCACGGCCTTTCTCTCCAGCTTCGCCCACTTCTCCCGAGCCTCATCCAAGTCCGTGCCCAGCGGGATCTCCCTGCGCCTCCCCTCAGCATCCCGCCCGTCGTAGTAGTAGCCGACCCAGACCTTTCCTGACTTCATCGTCCGGGTACGCTTGATCATGCGAGGCGGCAGGCCCCGGTTCTTGTTGCTCCGCGGTCTCATCATCTAACCCTGGACAGGTCCAGGCTCCACTTTTCGGTTGCTTCCATCGTCGGCTTCACGCCGGCCAGCTTCAGGCGGGCATATACGCGCCCAACTATTGGGCGGTTCGCCGCGGTCACGGCGTACTTCCAGCCGTACCTGTTCAGCCACTCGATCTGCTTGCTCGGGTACTCGCGCCCAGTCAGCTCGGCGACTTCCTCTTCGGACAGGAACTCGGATACGGGGCTAGTCGAGCTTCCCATTCCCTATCTCCTCTTCGTTGCGCGCTACGGCCAGGCGTTGCGGTGCTTCGTGCCGCCTGCGGGCAACCAACTCACCGTCAACCACCTCGGCCGGTTCTTCCAGGCACACCTTCTCCAGGGCCTTGAGCGCAGCGCGGATGTAATTCGGTACGGCTACTGACTTTTGGTAGTGCTCAAGCAGCCGCTGCTTGCCGTCCTCCGTCACGCATTGGAAGTGGTCGAGAGCCTCTTTGGCGGTAGTGACGATTTCCTCTGGCTCTGCTCCTACCTCGCAACGAACCCAACCGATCAGGCGGCGCAGGTGGTTCATCTCGGCCCGGGTCAGCCGGCGCGCGGTCATCTGCCTACTCACCAATCACCTCCGGCTTTCGCTCAACCGTGCGGATCGATCCGTCCTGGCTGTGGACGGTGAGTGCGGGCCGCCGAATCTGCACCGTTCCATCTGGCGCCATCTCCTGCCGCGGGGCGCCGTAGAAAGGGCCGCCCGGGGCGAACGGGTCAGGGATGGCCGACGGATTTTCAAGCAAGAACTTCTGGAACAGGTTCTGGACCGCTGCGGTAAGGGGCCCCGTGTTCCCTCGGTTGGAGCGGCCGCTCTTGTGGTCTGCGCTGTCCTCGAACTCCCCACCAATCCAGAGCAGGCCGCCAACGACTCCGGCGTCGCCCGCGCAGACCTCGGCAGCCTCGGCACGGTGGGCATGATTCACCCCCAGGAGATCGCACAGATCGTCGAACGACAGGGCCTGCTCGATCATGGCTGAGTTTTCGATAAGCCAGGCACCGCTCTCCTCCATGGCTTGTCTCGCAGCTCTGGTGCGATCCAGATATGCCGCTCGCTCGCGCTCAAGCGCCTGCTCGGTGAACGGCATGCCCTTGAGGAGCCGCCGACACACCTGGCGATACTCGGCGAAGCTGGTGTTGCGATCGGCGCACACCGCGCGGACGAACATCCGGAGGGCCGCCAAACGGACGCGCAGGTTACGGCGACTGTCGGCGTAGATATCGATCAGCCGGTGCAACGTTGCGCCCTTCATGACCGGTTCTCCTTGTTCGTGTCGCAGATCCGCAGGTCGACGCCGCAGGCCTGGACCAGTTCGGTCAACTCGCCGAGCTTGGTGTTGGGGTTCTGCATCGCCTGGCCCAGGCGGACCAACTGCTGGCCGAGGGTGGCGAGCGGGGTGGGGCGATACCCTGGTGGTGGCGGAATATCGGAGCCTCTCATCACTGACATACCTCCCAGATGAACAGATTCTTGAACGGCTGGAGCGCTGCACCGGCGGCAACAGTGGCCAGGCCAAACAGCGCGACGAGTGCGATGGCGGTCAGTGCTTTTCTCATGCATCACCCAGTAGGAGTCGCATCGCCGCGTAGGTTTCGGGGGCTCCCCTGCTGCGTTGCCAGTCCAGCCCAGCTTCTTGCAGGAAAAGGTTGGTGAGCTTTCCCCAACTGCTCGCCAGTGCGGCCCACTCCTGGCTGTGCTGGGCCATCTCGCGGATGCGTGGCGCCCATTCAGGGATCAGGTTCAGCAGAAGCAGGCAGCGATTCAGATCATCCGGGTCATGGGGATAGGCCGCGTGATGGCGTTCCATGGGCAGACCGAGCATGTGATCGTGGATGGCCCGCGAAGACGCTCCCACTTGACCGTCCCTCAGCCATCTCGCGGCCCGCTCCTCGATGGTGCTGCCGGTACCGGGCATGCTGGTGTCGTAGCCCAGCGGGCAGCCGGCGTTATCCAGGGCTTTGACGCAGGCATCATCGAAACTTGCCAGGTCAACCCGGCCCTGAATCAGGTCGTTCATTACCGGGGTGATAGCGTCGAGCTGGCGCTGGTTGAGGGCATGGCCCTTGAGGGTGATGCTCATGCGTCACCGCCTTCCGCCGGCGCGGTCCAATTGTGAATGGCCAGTTCCACACGGTCGGTAGCGACGTCAACGCCTGCGCACAGAACCTCGGCCGACCATTTCGCCATGGCAGCATCGATGGCCTCGTCCAGATCAGCCTCTACCAGGAGGTTGCTGTCCTTGTCCCGCGGGAGAAGGTTGACGACGCTCTTGTCCATGCGATTGACCTCGCGGGCCAGGTCCGATGCGTAGAGAGCCGTGTTGCGCAGCCACAGGTAGCGCTTGGCGTTCTCGGCCTGCACTTCCCGCTCCAGCATCTGGTCCATCTCGACGCAGTCCTGGCACTGGCCATGCTGGCGAATGAAGGCCGCTTCGACGCTGTCCCCGGCGAACCAGTGGTTGCAGCGGCAGAAGGCCGGATCGACTGGTTGTTGCTGGCGCTTCATCTCGGTGACCACCACCTCGACGGCCTCGATCACCGGCACGCCGACGTAGCCGTCCTCGATTGCCACGCGATCAAGCCAGCGCACCAGAGTTTGGAGGCTTTCGGCCAGTTTGCTGTCGCCCGATCCCGGCGCGGGGTGGGGTCGCTCGCCGGCATTACCCGGTCCGGATACAGGTTCGCCGCCAGGATTGCCCGGCTCCGAACTCGCTCCAGCCCCGCTCAGCGCCGCCAGTGCGATCTGTCGCATGTTCGCCGCCGGCAGGTTGTCTTGTTCGGGACAGGGGAACTCGGCGATGGTGCGGAGCGCCAGGTGTGCGTCCCCGTCAGCAAAGTGCGAGATAACCGCACCTGCGCGCCCGATTGCTATGGGCATTCCATTCCGCAGGTATGGGCGTACCGAGTCGATCTGCATGCCCATGCCCGAGCGGAGAACGATAGTGATGGAGTTCATGATCAGTTGCTCCCTGCTGCCTTGGTCAACGCATTGAGCAGAGCCCGCTTCTGTTGCTGACCATGCAGGTACTCGCGCAGGGCAACGACGATCAGGGAGTTCATGCTGCGCGAGTCTCGCTTGGCTTCAGCTTCCACCTCGGCCCTCAGTCCGTCCGGCAGTCGGACAACGAACTTGTCCATGTCCCGGCTGGTGCTGGCCGGCAGTTCGGTTACAACGGTTGCTCGTTTCATAGTTTCTCCAGGGCGAGCAAGGGCCCGCCGGCATTTGTGGCTTTGCCAAAATCGGTTGGGTTATGGGGAGGCTGTTACTGCAAGGTCTCGCCGTGCAGGCATTGCAACAGCGCTTCGAACCTGTCGACGTACAGGTGCACGGCGACCTCGCGCTGGTTGTTCGGGTTGGAGAGGTTCTTGCCGAAGGCCAGCCCTTTCTCAGTCAGCGCCCAGAACTCCCTCGTGCCGTTGCCCTTGCTGCTTGGGCGGCTTAGGCGCTCAACCAGCCCAGCCGCCTCCATGAGCTTGTAGACCTGGCGCGCGGATGCCTGGACTTCATGTGAGCGCAGCAGGTCGGAGAGGGCTGCGGTTACGTGGCTGGTGCCGTCCTGGTCAGGGCTATCCACCGTGTAGGCCGGGAGCAGATCGGCATGACCGACCTTCGCGCCGAGCCGCTGGTACATGCCGAGCGTTGCCGAGGGTGCCAGGTTCAGCGTGCGGCTCATCGACTCGATGATCTGGCATGCATCGCTGGTGAGGGCTGGCGCTTGCTGATGGCCGATGGAGTAGCTGCCGGTGCGGCGGATGCTGGGTAGCACATCGTGGGTCACCCAGCGCTTGAACGGCTTGGCCTCGGGCTTGTTGCTGCCGATGATGGACGAGTACAGCCCGGACTCGTTAATGGTGGTTACACCACGACCACCCGAGGCAGTACCCAAACCGGCGATTTGCCGGTTTGACTTTTCGTCCTCATCCAGACGCTTGGTCATCTCATAAGCGTCGGAATAGCCCAGGATCTCGGCTACCTCCATCGCGATGAACCAAGGCTCGCCGTTCTCGTCGACGAGCACCTGGAGGCGCTTGCTGTTGAAGTCGTATGGAATCAGGTTCATTTCGTTCTCCTTACTCTCGGTCGCGCATGCCAGGGGCCGTACGCGTGATCACGTCGAAGATCGATACGCCGGGCTGGCGCGGGTATGGCGTGGTGCTTGGTTGCTCCGGGTTGGCCTCCTGCCGCTCGTGCGCCTTGGCCCGCTCGAGCTCACTCTCGAGTAGATCGCGGACCACCTTCATCACGACAGGGGCGTCAACGGCGCTGACGTGAAGCTCGCCATAGCTGGTCGCGATGGTGAAGCCGCGAGCCATGTCGGGAACCTGCTTGGCTAGGGCGTATTCGATTTCGAGCTTGTCCATGACGATCTCCTTATGCGGTCAGCCAGGTTTCAGCCCGGCGCGCAGCTACTCGAAACTCAATCCGACGCTCCCCACCCCGACGGCTGCGCATCATGTGGTCGTCGTTGAGCAGTGGCTGACCGGCGACGAGGAAGGCGAGGGCGATCACGGCGGGCGAGATAAGCCCGCGGCGCATGGCTTCAGCCACCAGGGCGGCACGGCGGGTGACGCCGAGTTTGGTGGTCGCTGCCAGAACGCGCTTACCCACCGTGCCCGGCTGCATGCCCAGGTCGCGGGCTAGCTCCTTGCTGGTGCGACCCGCAGCGATGCCCAAGACGCACTGAAGCTCACGCAGGGACAGGCCCTTGCCGAGGAAGCCGGTGAAACCGTGTGCGGTGATGCTGGCGGTGGTCATGCAGTCTCTCCATGTTGACCGGATCGATGGCTTGCGGTCTGTTGCTGTGCGTTTCCTAGGCGATTATTAGGTTTGCCTTTTTTGCTGTCAATAGGATTGCCTAATAATTGCGAGCAGCCATAAGAAAGCCCGCACTAGGCGGGCTTAAGAACTGGTGGGTCAGCGGCTGGAGGGTGCCACGAGATCTTCTAGAAGGCGTAGACCAGGCGACTCGGATGATTCTTATGACTGGGTGTCATAGGAGATGGCGGTCGCCTTTAGCGCTTCAGCGTGAGCGAAAATGTCATCCAAGGACTCAATAGGGTGACGGGTTTCGTTTTTTTCGGAATCGAAAGTTCCGATGTACTTTTGTGATCTGTTGAAGTGAAGACGAGCGATGGGCTTACGGTTGTTGTCATCCAATAGGATACCGAAGTAGCTCTGAGTGTCGCGGGCAGCGATGCGCTTTACGTCAACCACGGATCGAACAATGGCTTTGACTATAGTGTAGCCTTCGATCTCTTCGGCCGTTGTCACCACCCGGTCCTTTTCCTCTTCTTCACCGTGAGAAGATGGTGTCGACTGTTCTGCTTGCGGCTGAGCCACGAGGACGGGTTGTGAGTTTCCGGTAATTGCGGATTTGAGGCGCTCATTTATTTGATCGCTTAAGAATTGCGAGGCTGCCTTTCTAGTAAGCTGGGTGAACTGATCGCGCACCTTCTGAGTAATGATCCCTTCGTACACTCGAGAGGCGAACAGTCGAACAAAGTCCTCATCTGGCTGGCTGAACTGAGAGGCTAGTGCGCGCTTGATTTGCCCAACGTACTTTAGTTCGCCAGCAGCGTTGATGATTGACTCAACGTCAAATGCTGATTTCGTAAGTTTCTGGAGCTCCGGAATAGCATGGTCGTCTATATCCAGAAGGTCTAGCTCAAGGAATGGCTTCTCATCCATCTTGTTAGGTGCATCCAGGTCAGTGAAGAACTTGTAGACCTGGCCATTTGTCAGAATGGATATTCTAGCATTTGTAACGTGGAAGTAACGAAATAGTTGGCTGGCATGATTAATATTTAAGGGTTCGCCGACCTTCTTGCTCTCTATGAGTATCTGGATCTCTCCCTCCTTGAGAATTGCATAGTCGACCTTCTCTCCCTTCTTAGTTCCTATATCCGAAGTGAACTCCGGAACAACCTCCAAAGGGTTGAAAACATCGTATCCCAAGACTGACTGTATGAAGGGCATGACAAATGCAGTCTTTGTTGCCTCTTCAGTCTGGATGGCAGATTTCTGCTGGCGAATCTTGGCGGCCAGGCTGGCCAGTTTCTCTTCGAACTCCATGACTCCCTCCCCGGGGTCCCTTTAAAACAACTGATGGCCAGGTATCTGGCCGCCCTTCCTAAAAGTTGTCAGCCCACCAAATGGTCTTCCCTACAAGACGCCAGCGGGAAGCTTGTAGTCAATCACGCGGCCAATGATTCGAACCGTGTCGCTTACCTCAAGGGTGCGATATATTGGATTAAGAGGTTTTAGATATTCGAACCCTGCATCCCTCACATATTGCTTCACAGTTGTATCGCGCTTTTTCCCCGGCTCGTAGCAAACTGCTACGTAGTATTTTCCACTGATCAGGTCGAATCCTTCTGGCTGTACTAGTATTCGACTTCCTTGGGGGAATAGCGGCGTCATTGAGTCGCCATTAACTACCAGCCAATATCCATGGGGTCCGGCCTTTTCCTCTGACTCCAACCAATCATCTGCATCGCCTGGCTGAAAATTGTCCGGACTTTCTGCCCAGTCGCCAGCCCTGACCCAACTGATCACTGGATATTTATTCCTCTTTCTTGGAGGCGTAGCCACCGAGATCACGTTGGCGTGCTCGTTCAGCGAGCCACCCGCTTGCTCAGGACTGTCCCTGCTTATAGCTCCATGCTCTCGCATGGGGCCTTTTCCAGTTGCAAGCCACAGCGGGCTAACTTTCAGAAACGCTGCAGCATTGAGGAGATTCTCCCCTTCGATGCTTTTTGTCTTTCCGGAGATCCAGTCATTTACTGAGGGCGCTGTGATATGGCAAGCGCGTGCAAGAGCCGCTTGCGTAACCCTCGGTGGGCCTGCCATCGCACGTTTAAGTCGTTCTTGAAGTGTCTGCATTAGGGGAGCCTATCACTAGGTTTATAAGGTATTCCTATTGACCGTATTGGAAGGAGTGCCTAATATCCGGGCGTCGGACTAGCAGAGATACCCCAATGACACCCAGCGAGATCATTGATGCCCTCGGCGGGACAACCCGTGTGGCAGAGCTGTGCGAGGTGAGGCCTCCGTCGGTAAGCGACTGGCGAAAGCACGGCATCCCCCGCGCTCGACTGATGTTCCTTCGAATCGCTAAACCTGAAGTGTTCGCAAAACTGGAGGCCAAGGTAAAAGGCCAAGAAAGGCAGGTCGGCAGCAGAGTTGCCTGATCTGGCCAATCAACTGGCACCTGACAGGGAGGAAGCTATTCATGTTCAAGACATACCTCGACGCTACTTATTGCAGCGCTCCGACTGTGAACGCTCATCGGGCAATAGGGGGGCTCGATCGGGCCACAAGCTCCGCCGACCTTGAACCCATTCTGCCGTCCGGTTCCCACATCCGGCAGTGCGCTGATGCTGCTGTGCAGGCATCCAGTGCCGAGGTGGCACCGTGACTTTCCTTTCGAAGATGGCTCGCTTCCTCGGGCTGGATGTTCAGCGTGATCTGAGCGTTGACCTTGGAATGAATTTGCTGCTGGCGGATGACCTGGAGCGGAATGCTCAGATCATGTTGCAGCAGGCTACCGAGCTCCGCCGTGCCATCCGGCCTTCGATCGTTCTTGAGCTTCGCGAGGATGGCCTCGTCGTCATTTCTGGCTGGATGGGCGGAAGGCACGATTCGACCTACCGCCCGATGCCACTTGATGAAGCGATTGGGGAGATCAGTTCTCTGGCCCAGGAGCTTCAACAACAACCTCACCTTTCGAGTTCCGATGAACATGCTCGCTGAACTCGATATTCACCATCGTCTGGCCTCGCCACTTGACGCGGTAGAAGGTCAGGCCGCTGAAGCCTACGCGGGTGTCTTTGGGCAGCGCGTTAAGCGTGTCTAGGAGGGACTGTAAATCGATGGTCGGGATTCTTTCTTCAGCAGCATCAGTCATGCCAGGCCTCCGTGGCCGTTCTGTGTGGAATCAAAACGATAGCACGGAGTGTCCTGGCGCCACTTTGCGGCCCGGCTGACTTTTCGCAGGGCCACAAAAAACCCCACCTGGTCGGGTGGGGTTCAGTTGGTAGTCGTTCGCAGCGACTGCCTGAATATCAATTTGCCTTGAAGAGGGCGAAATCATCATGCAACAGAAAACCCAAAACGCGCAACCCCCGCGCTCTGCTCATCAACTCGCATCAGACCTGCTGGATGGCCTCGAAGCCGCTGTTGAGACCGTCAAGGGGCTGCGCGCCATCCTTGCACTGGTCCGTAGAGATGAGCAGTGCAGCAGTTACCTCAAGGATATCTGCACGATAGGACTCGGTCAGGCCGAGTTCGTTGGTGGGAACCTTGAGGATGATATGAAACAGGCCGACGCAGAATTGTTCGAACTGGAACGTGTCGCGACCCAATCCGGAAATGCTGAAAACGTGTCGCAACACGAAGGAGGTGCAGCATGAGCGCGATCAAGCTCGGGCTGTCTGCACTGAATGGACCGGTATCTCAGCTTCCGCCGCGAAGATTCGCAGCGATTAACCCGACCACGACGGTCGAAGAGGCGTTGAGCGAGGCGATCGCGCTGACGCTAAGTGTTTCTAGCATTCTCGGAGCACTGACCACCTCCGACGAAGAGCACGCGTGCTTGTACGCCCTGGAGATTGCTGCAGAGATGGCTGGCGATTTGGTTGACGCCGCGCTCGACTCCCTGCGTGAGGAGGGCCAGCAATGAACCTCGCAAACCTGATCAGTAAGCAGTGTTCCCGCGACCCGTCTGAGGTACTCACGGACGAGCAGGCGATGTCTCTTTGGGGGGAGCGTGAAGTAGCCCGGCAGGCTGCTCAGAACATGGCGCTTGGTGTCGCCGCAGTCGGCAAGCTGCTGGCGCTTACCAGTACTGAAGGCGAGGTCGGCCAGGAAACCTCAGAGCGTCTCGGCTGGTTTCTGGAGGAGATCGGGGGGGGGCATCTTCCAGTTGGTGGAGCTCGAACAGGTCCTCTCGGATCGCATCAACCGGCAGAAGGAGCGGAAGCAATGAGCGCCTCAATCACCATGCTTCGCCAGGGGATTCGGGCAGAGCGCGACCTGACCTCGTACCTCTGGGCGATCCTCAACGAAATGCGGCTACAAAGGCAACTCCCTGAGTGGGCCGAGCGCGCCATCGATGGCACTTCGCAGCAGGCGGACGAGATCAGCGCACATCGCAAGCAGGTCGACAGCATCCTGTTCGAGTTGGTCCCTGGGCTTCGCGAGGATGTCGAAAGGACTGATCGCGAGAACTACCTCGAATGGAGAGCCCGTGAGCGCGAGGTTAAGGATGCGCTGGGAGGTGGTCATGTCTGATCTCTCGAAGGCACAGGCCTCTCGTCCTCCGCTTCCTGTCGACGGGGAGGTGATGGAGCGGGTCGAGCTCAGTCGTAATGAGTTCGATCTATTCAACCACGCTCGGAGTGATATGACGCAACTTCGGGCTCTGCTGATGGACTCGGTCGTTCCTGCTCTGGGTGGTCGAGGGCACCCCGTTGTGACGGAGATTCATGACCTGATCGAGCGGATCATCTTGTGCACCGGGAATTTTCTCTACCGCTACGACCAGCAGATCGGCGCCGCCTATCGGGAGCGTGACCTGTGAACCCTGGCAGCTTCGATACCGGCGACACGTTTCAGCGTGCGTCTTCAGGCGATGGAATTCTGTTCTGGTTCATCTCCACACCGGCCGTTCAGAAGGGTGGGATTGCGATAGCCCAGATGGTCGCCCCGTTCTCGACCGAGGAAGAGGCCCAGCGCGGCGCCGATCTGCTGAACGACCGCTACCCCGGCAACCGTTGCTGGGTAGGCCGTGGCGAGTACGCGCCGGAATACGCCACCCCTGATCGTTTGGACCACGACGCCAAGCGAGCACGCGCCGACCTCGCCGGGCTTCTGTCTGGCATTACCGGGAGGAGCGGCCATGACTGAGCTCGATATCAAGAAGTCTTTGCGCTCGAGGAGAGGGCTGGTCCCGGACACTCCGTCAAGGCTGTGCGGGACGTTCAGTAGCGGCCTGCACGTGCCAGGCCCGCAGCAGATTCTCGACGATTTCCTTGGTCGCGTGGAGCGCGAGCCTGATCCCTGCAAGCGGTTGATGCAGGCGCAGCGTGCAATCGGTGCCTTGATGGGCCTGACTGCCGCCCAGGTTCGAGGTGCTAGTTTCGTGTTCTTCCACAAGGATGTGTTTCGCCGTCTCTCCGAGTTGACCGGCGAAACGGAAAACGCACTGGTGCAGATGGCGGGAGTAGAGCGATGAACCTGACCACCATCGGCGGCCAGGCCGCCACCATGACCAGTATCGATCTGCGGGACATCATCAACGAGGCGCGGGCCGCTGCGAATGAACCCCGCGTCAGGAATGACCAGTTCATCGCCCGGGTGCAGGATGAGCTCGGCGATGAACTTGGGGTATGCAAAAAAATTGCACACCCCCAGAGCGGCGTTTTGATGGAGTGTTACGAGCTCACTTTGGACCAATGCATGCTCGTCGGCATGCGGGAGTCCAAGGGGGTGCGCCGCAGTGTTCTGGAGAGGCTGAAGGCTCTGCGTGCGCCGATGACCCAGGCTGAGCAGATGCTGGCTCATGCGCAGATTCAGGTGCAACTCGAGCGCCGACAGCAGCAGATCGAGCAACAGCAGGCCCAGCACCAGGTCGCTATTGAGCGCGTCGAGCAGCGGGTCGAGGACCTGTCCGAATCCCGCGTTTGGGACCACTGCCCGCAGAACTGCATGCCGATCACCCGCATCCGTGAGGTGATCAATGACCGTTATGGCCTGTCGGCCACCGTGGTGGACGCAGTGGTTCGGCAGATGCCTATCAGCCCGAAGCCCTGGGGCATGGTCCGCAACGGCCACGAGAACGCCCAGGGCAGCCAGTACGCGGTCTGGGCGACCAGCGATATCACTGCGGTCTTCAAGCGCTTCGTCAGCGAGTGCGAGCGGGTTACCGAGACCCAAGCTACCCATCCCTATTTCCCGGGCCGGTTCCGGCTGGCCCCGAAGGTGAAGTCATGAGCAAGAAAAGCAAGCGCAATACCACCGAGCAGATGACTCCTGAGTTTCTAGCCGCTGGCCGCCTCTACACCAGCATGTGCAAGGCCGGCCTGTCGCATACCCCGGAAGCCGCAGCAGCGTTTCGGCACATGTACGACGCAGCCCCGGAGTCGTTCCGCCAGGAAATGCACGACATGGCTGTGCAGATGGGGCTGATGCCTGCTGTTCCTGATGGCTATACCGACGACGGAGAGCCCGTTTACGAACTGGAAGGAATGGCCAAGCGGCTGGGCATTGATCCCGAGGAGGCGAAGCGCAAAGCCGAAGAGCTGGGCCTCAAGCCAAACACACTCAAAGTCCATAGGGTGAACTGAGCCATGACCAACACCATCCAGATTCATCGCCACGCCCTGCCTATCGTTGAGTTCCGCTGCAGGCGCGATCTGACCACCCGCCTCAAGCGCAAGCTGCGGACCTTGGTGCAGTGCCTTGAGAGGGAGGGCTTGGCATGAGCAAGGTCGCCCACCAGCCCGATCTCGTGATGCTCGACGAGCAGTCCTTCGAGCAGTTCGGCAGCGACCAAGTCGCCTACAAGGTCTGGTGCTCGATCGACACCGCTTTCGAGTTGCTGGGCCAGTTCGAGCCCCCTGTAGTAGCCGAGGTTGCCCCAAACATCGCCGATATCCAGTTCGAGATCATCAAGGCGCGCTTCGCCCTGATGGTGCTGGTGAAGCGGTTGTGTGGCTGGCGCCCGGAAGATATCGATGAAGTATTGGCTGAGCGGCTGATGGAGAAGTTGTTCAGCAGTTCGGAGGAGAAGTAATGGCTCGCGCCCGCAACATCAAACCCTCGTTCTTCAAGAACGAGGATCTGGCCGACCTGGATCCATTCGACCGCCTGCTGTTCATCGGTCTGTGGTGTCTGGCTGATCGGGAGGGGCGGCTGGAATACCGGCCGCGCCGGATCAAGATCGAACTGTTCCCCGGGGATAACTATGACGTGGAGATCGGCCTGGCCAATCTCTTGGACAAGGGATTCATCGAGCGCTACGAGGTTGCTGGTTTCTCGGTGATCTCTCTGCCGAACTTCACTCGTCACCAGTCTCCGCATAGCACCGAGAAGGACAGCGAGCTACCTGACTGCAACGGTTATCTAACCGTGAATGAGCGTGCGCGTGGGAAGGTTATTCCAGGTAAGCAACGGTTAGTGCATGCGGAAACTGGTGCATGTGTGGATATAAATAACAGTGCTTTAACAGTTAAAACACCAGAGCAGTCGCAGTCTGCACCTGTGGATGCATCAACCAATAACGCCCTGAATCCTGATTCTCTGAATCCTGATTACCTGAATCCTGAAGAAGATCAAGAGACTCTTGTCGACTCTGACGAATCGACGACAGCGAGCGACGACCTTGCCGGCGGGGAAAAACCTCCCACCGAGGAGCGATCCGAGTACAGCGAGGATTTCAACCGCTTCTGGTCGGAGTACCCTCGCCGGCATCGGTCCGGCGCGAAGAAGCCGGCGTGGAGAGCGTGGAAGGCCAGGCTGCGTGCTGGCGCCACGGTCGAAGAGTTGATCCAGGCAGCGAAGAACTATCACGCCGAGATGGCCGGCAAGGGCAACGTCGGGACGGAGTTCGTCAAGCTGCCGGAGACGTTCATTGGCCCGAACGATCACTGGCGGGAGTACGTTGGTGAGCTAGGCGCTCCCCGGGGGCCTTCCGGCCCTGGCGGCAAGCGCTACCCGTTCATCCCACCCCGGGGCTACCAGCTTGAGGATCACGAGTTCTGGCATCCGCAGATGACGGACACGGTGCTGTCCACTCGGACCCATGACTTCAGCACCCTTGAGCGTTTTCCGGACGGGGAGGGCGCATGCTGACCCCATCGGAGATTTCCAAGCGCCTGGCTGATCGTGCCGCCGACGTTGCACGGCATTTGCTGCCCGGCGGCAAGCGGGAGGGCGCCGAGTGGCGCGCTGGCGATGCATCGGGCGAGAAGGGCAAGAGCCTGGGCGTACACCTCGTCGGCGAGAAGGCTGGCGTGTGGTGTGACTTCGCCACTGGGGAGTCTGGCGACCTGCTGGATCTCTGGCGAGTGGCGCGCAACTGCGACATGGCGACGGCGCTGAGCGAGGCCAGGGGCTACCTCGGCGTGCAGGAGCCCAAGCTCACGCGGCCGGTCGAGAACCGGAAGTCATACCAGCGGCCAGACAAGCCAAGGTGCTCGACGCCGAAGGTGGACTCGGTGGTGATGGCGTACCTGAAGGGCCGTGGACTGACCGAGGAGACCATCAAGGCGTTCAAGATCGCCGAGGACGGCCAGAGCATCGTGTTTCCGTACCTGCGCAACGGGTCGCTGATCCACTGGAAGAAACTCGGCGTGGAGCGCCCCGGTGGCAAGAAGAAAATCACCACGTCGTCGGACACCGAGCCTTGCCTGTTCGGCTGGCAGGCCATCCCGGACGGTATCCGGGAAGTGACGATCACCGAGGGCGAGATCGACGCGATGACCGCCTGGCAGTACGGGCGCCCGGCACTCTCGGTGCCCTTCGGTGGCGGCAAGGACGGCAAGCAACGCTGGATCGAGTACGAGTTCGACAACCTGCAGCGCTTCGACGTGATCTACCTGTGCCTTGACGATGACGAACCCGGCCACCAGGCGACCGAGGAGATCGTTCGGCGCCTTGGGCGTGATCGGTGCCGCCTGGTGAAACTGGGCTGTAAGGATTTCAACGAGGCCCTCGACGCCCTGTACTACAGCGCCGACGACATCGCGGAGTGCTACGCCAAGGCGAAGAACTTCGACCCGGAGCGGCTGAAGTCGGTCAGTTCCTACTCTGAGGAGGTCAAGGCCGAGTTCTACGACCAGAACCCCGAAACCACGGGCATGGAGCTGCCCTGGAGCGCCTACGCCAACAAGATCCGCTTCCGGCCTTCGGAGCTCACCATCTGGACCGGCTGGAGTGGACACGGCAAATCCCAGCTCCTGAACTACCTCGCGTTCCACGGCATGAACCGCAAGGGCAGCCACGACCGGTTCTGCATCGCCTCGATGGAGATGCCTGCCAAGCGGACCTTGCAGCGAATGGTCCGGCAGGCCTCCGGCATGTCTTGTCCTTCGAGGGGCTACATCGACGCGATCCTCGACGGGCTCGACGGCAAGCTGTGGATCTACGACCAGTTGGGCACCGCGAAGACGGGCGAAATGCTTGAAGACTTCCGGTATGCCGCGCGCCGTTACGGAGTGAACCACTTCATCGTCGACAGCCTGGCGAAGCTTGGGATGGCTGAGGACGACTACAACGGCCAGAAGCAGGCCATGGAGGCGCTGGTGGGGTTTGCTCACGAGATGAACGTCCACGTCCACCTGGTTGCCCACCCGCGGAAGGCTGACGACGAGGGTAAACCCCCGGGCAAGCTCGACGTTCGCGGCGGCGCCATCCTCACAGACCTGGCCGACAACGTGTGCACGGTCTGGCGGAACAAGCGCAAGGAGATGGCCAAGGGAGACGACTACAAGGACCAGAGCGACGTGCGCCTGATCATCAGCAAGCAGCGCCTTACCGGCGATGAAGGAATCTTGGACCTGTGGTTCGACAAGGCATCCAACCAGTATTTCAGTGCGAGCACTCACAAGGCCCGGAACTGGGTTCACTACGAGGGCGCGCGGGAGCAAGCAGCATGAGCAACGTACAATCGATCGCACCTCGAAAGGCCATGACCAGGCTGGAGCGGGAGTTTCTCAAGGTGGCCGGCCAGGAGCTGGCGCAGGTCAAGGTGGGTGGTGCTGCTGCCTTGGCTGCGCTGTTGGTCATGATCGCCAACTGGCACGGCGACCGCGGCACCCTGGGTTTTCACGACTATGGCCGGCTCTGGCTGCAGGACGGAAACGCGAAGGGCGCTGCGGTGGAAACGCTGCTGCGCGATCTGTTTGGCCTGAACGGTCCGGGGGCGGCATGAGCAGAACTCGAACCTACGTGGACAAGCTGCTGGGCGATACCGAGTACCTCCTCGAGCAGTGGGGGTGGTGGCGAATGGATGGAATGGGGGTTCCCGGATATGTGTCGCCGGCCGCCGCTATCATGAGCCAAGCCATGCCAATGTCGAGCCCAAAGGCCTACCACGTCACTGACGATATGGCCTTGGCCGTCGACCGGGTCATTGCTCGACTCATCGACAGGGCGCCGCAGGCCGGCGACTTCGTGTGGCTCTACTACGGCGCGAAGTGGCCGGCCCTGCGCATCGCGCGTGAACACCAGATCGGCGAGGCCAAGGTGAGGGAGACGTTGAAGCTGGCGGTAGGCTGGGTCGATAGCGCCCTGGAGCGGTTCCGCGAGAGCGCTTGAAGAAATAGTTTTACGCGCGGAATGAAGGGTGTTTTCATACCAGCGTGAATTGCTGTGAACGCAGCGTGACGCACTCGAAACCCGGCCCTGGCGCCGGGTTTTTTATTGCGTTGTCAGGTCTGGCGCGGCATCATCAGGCCCCCGTCTGACTCGATGTTTTCCTTCCTTGGCTTTCAGCGAGATGGACGGGAGGCCCGGAAGATCCCCTCTCCCGGGCCTTTTAGTTTCCGAAGGTCGAAACTCGGTAGACGGCAGTCTCACCTGCCACATCGGGCTGTAAGCAAAGTGACGGGGTACCGACCCGCAAGGCCTTCACCCTTTGCGATAACCAATCAATGCAGGTGGAGCGCAGGATGCGCACGGGGTAGTGGCCCCTATCCACCCGCACCTATTTCAGAGCCCAGCCTTCGAGCTGGGCTTTTTCATTTCCGCCGCAAGGCAACCCAACACGCAGCTAGGCCCGTACAGCCGAAAGGCGGATGTCCGTTCATCCGTCCGCCCCGCTGCGCTCCTTTTTTCAGGTGAACGGAGCGGATCAGATGAATGAGATTGATCTTGATGAGGCCAGCCTGCGTGACCTGGTGATGGTCAATGACGGCCAGGTTGTAACGACATCGCTGAAGGTGGCCGAGCGTTTCGGAAAGCGGCACGACAACGTGATCAAGGCGATCCGCGGCCTCGATTGCTCGCCAGAGTTTCATGCCCTCAATTTTGAGGAGATGACTGTGGATGTCGACATCGGCAAAGGGGCCAGGCGGAAATCTCCAGCGTTTCGCATAACTAGAGATGGCTTTGCGTTCTTGTGCATGGGCTTCACCGGCAAGGAGGCGGCCAAATGGAAAGAGGCTTACATCCGTGCCTTCAACTGGATGGCAGAGCAACTGTTCAAGCGCTCGATGGACTTTGCCACCCTGCGTAACGAGCTGATGTCGGAGTACCGACAGGAGAAAGGGATTGCCAGCCTGGCCGGCAAGACCTTGCGCCGTTGGCAGGTCAAGGCACCCGTCATCGAACAGAAGATCATCGAGGTCGAGCGCGAAGGGCAACTGCAGTTGTTTCACGCCTGATCCATCCGGAACCTACCCCGACGAACGAAAGCCCGCCACTGAGCGGGCTTCGTCGTTTTAGAACCCCTGCGAGGGGCAGAGACTATGAAAATGCCAGAACGCCCTGAAACTTGGGCTGCGCTGCTTGCGTGGCTGTCTGCGCACTATCCGCAGCTGTACGCCGCCGGCCTGTCCTTCGTGGTCGCGCTGACCCGGGTGATCTACGGCGGCGGAACGCGGCGCCAGGCGCTGCTCGAGGCAACGCTCTGCACCCTGATCACCTTGGGCCTGATTCCTGTCCTTGAGTGGTTTGGCCTTCCGCAGAACATGGCTACTGCTGCCGGGGTGTTCACCGGTTTCCTGGGTGTGAAGAAGATCGCCGAGTTCGCTGATCGGATCGCCGACTGGAAGTTTCCGCGCCGGGGGGCTGGCGAATGAAGATCACCGCCGATCAACTCGACCGCGCTACCGGCTGCGGTGCTGCTACTGCCTCGACCTGGGTTGAACACATCAACGGCGCCCTGGCTCGGTTCGAGATCAACACGCCCGAGCGTGTGGCAATGTTCCTGGCTCAGGTCGGGCACGAAAGCCAGAGCCTCAAGCGCCTGGTCGAGAACCTGAACTACTCCGCAGAGGGGCTGCTCAAGACCTGGCCGAAGCGGTTCGCGGCGGTAGAGGCTCGCCAGTATGCCCGCCAGCCCGAGCGCATCGCCAACCGCGTCTACGCAAACCGGATGGGCAATGGGTCGCCGGATACGGGCGATGGGTATCGATACCGTGGTCGTGGTCTGATCATGATCACCGGCCACGACAACTACGCCGAAGCCGGACGTGCCCTGGCGCTGCCACTGGTGGCGCAACCAGAACTGCTGGAGCAACGGACCTGGGCAGCCATCGCCGCGGCATGGTGGTGGAAGTCGCGGGGTTTAAACGACCTAGCTGACGAAGGCCGATTCGAGCGGATCACGCTGAAGATCAACGGCGGCTACAACGGCGCAGACGACCGTGCGGCTCGCCTTGAATGGGCGCGCGCAGCGCTGGCGGGTGCGTGATGAGGTGGGTTCCATGGTTGATCGTCGCGCTTGTTGCGATGGGGATGATGTGGCGGATGGACCGCTTGAGCCTGCAAGTGACCGCAGAGCGGGAGCGTGCTGACGTAGCGGCGCAGGAGCGTGACCGCAATCAGCAGATGATCGATCTGCAGGCCGGCGTTCTCGCTGAACAGCAACGCCAGCTCGGCCGCGTCGCCGAGATCGAACGGCAAACCCGCCAACTCGGGCAAGCTCTGGAGGTCCAGGGCGCGCGCCACGCTGCGGCGTTACGGGAGTTGAAAGAGAATGACCAGGCTGTTCGCGACTGGCTGCGTGCTGGCATCCCTGCTGGCCTTGGCCGGATGTACGCCCGCCCCGAAACCACTGACCCCAGCGCCTACCGCGCAGCAGGCCAAGTGCCCGCTGACGCCGTGTCGGCTCCCAGGCCGCCCGCCGCTGGCGACGGTGAGGATGCAACCGCGGCGATCGATGCCGTTGAGGCTGCGTTGACAGCGTGCGCGGTGCAGGTGCTGGACTGCATCGAGCGACAGGAGTGAACCATGCCGAGACGACCGGCTAAGCCCTGCGCGTACCCAGGATGCAACGTGCTGATCCGACAGGGCTCGCACTGCGAGAAGCATGCGGTGCTGGCTCAGCAGCAGCGGGAGAAGCACCTGCAGGCCGTTCACGCTCGCTACAACCAGTGTCGGGATGAATCCGATGGGTTCTACAAGACCGAGCGCTGGAAGCGGCTCTCCGCTCGATATCGACGGCTGCACCCGATCTGCGAGGAGTGTGACGAAGCTCCGAGCCAGATCACCGACCACATCAAGGCGCGCAAGACTCACCCCGAGCTGAGCCTGGCCTGGTCGAACCTGCGCGCCCTGTGTCGGGCGTGCCACAACCGCGTAGGCGAGCGCGTTGGACGGATCGAGAACGGTGCGGATCCTGGCGCCCCGAGGATGCCCCGAATTGGTGCATTGAAACGCCCAGGGGAGGGGGGTGGCTGAAAGTTCTGGCGGCCAACCTCCCGAACGACGGGGGGAACCGGATTTACGCGCCCGCGAAATTAAAAAATCAGGAGTTGCCCGATGGCAGGCGTCGCCAGAGTGGCCGGCCGGGGCCGGAAGCCCAAGCCGACAGCCAAGAAGGCGCTCGCCGGAAACCCCGGCAAACGGGCGCTGAACAAGGACGAACCCAAGTTTTCGGATGTGACCGATATCGATGCGCCGGGCCACCTTCGGCCTCGCGCTGCGGAGATGTGGTCGATGATCGTGCCGGAGTTACTCGGTGCGGGCGTGCTGGCCATTACCGACATGCACAACGTCGAGGCGTTCTGCGTCGCGTACGACAAGTGGCGCATGGCTGAGGAGGAAGTGCAGAGCTCGGGAATCACAGTAACGAGTGCTCAAGGCAGCCCGATGAAGAACCCCGCGCTCACCGCCGCCAACGAAGCGATGCGCCAGATGGTGACGTTTGGCTCGCTGCTCGGCCTGGATCCCTCCAGCCGGACCCGGCTCATCGGAGGCAACAAGAAGCCGGAGGCGAATCCCTTCGCTGAACTACTGAGGTAAGCAATGGCAAAGGCCGCCTGCGCTAACGTCGACAAGGCGATGGCTTGGGCGAAGACCGTCCTGAAGGGGAAGGTACCCGCCTGCCTGTATATCCACCAGGCGATCGAGCGGCATTTCTCCGACCTGAAGAAGAGCCGGAGTCGGGACTATCCGTTCTACTTCGACGCCGAAGCCGCTGAGAAGAAGCTGAAACTGATCCAGCTTCTTCCCCACACGAAGGGGGAATGGGCGCGCCTCCAACTGACAATCTCGCTTGAGGCCTGGCAGTTGTTTGGCCTGGCTGCGACCTTCGGCTGGAAGAAAAAGGCTGATGGCTTTCGCCGGTTCCGTGAAAGCTACTGGGAGGTACCGCGGAAGAACGGCAAGTCGGTGATCGCCGCTGGCACCGGAATCTCGATGTTCGTCGCGGATGGCGAGTTCGGTGCCGAGGTCTACAGCGGCGCTACCACCGAGAAGCAGGCATGGGAAGTTTTCCGGCCCGCGCGGTTGATGGTGAAGCGCTCGGAACTGCTGATCGCCGCCGCCGGCATCGAGGTGAATGCCTCGAACATGAATACCCCTGCCGATGGCGGACGGTTCGAACCGATCATCGGTGACCCTGGTGATGGTTCCTCCCCGTCCTGTTCGCTGATCGACGAGTTCCACGAGCACGACAACTCCGGCCAGTACGACACGATGCTGACCGGCATGGGCGCTCGCCGACAACCGCTGATGTTCATCATCACCACGGCCGGCGCGAACATCGAGGGACCGTGCTACGACAAGCGCCGCCAGGCGATCGAGATGTTGTCGGGCGTGGTGCCGGACGACGAACTGTTCGCTTGGATCTGGACCCTCGACGAGGGGGACGACTGGACGGACCCGAAGAATCTCGCCAAGGCGAACCCGAACATCGGCGTATCGGTTTATCGGGAGTATCTGGAGAGCCAGTTGGCTCGCGCCATCCGCTCGGCGCGGTTCACGAACACCTTCAAGACGAAGCACCTGAACATCTGGGTTTCGGCGAAGACTGGGTTCTTCAACATGGCCTTGTGGAAGGCCTGCGAGGACAAGTCGCTCACGCTGGAGCAGTTCGCTGGAGAGGAGTGTGTCCTGGCCTTCGACCTGGCGCGCAAGCTCGACATGAACAGCATGGCGCGGTTGTTCTGGAGGGATATCGACGGCCGGCGGCACTACTACTGCGTTTCGCCTCGCTTCTGGGTGCCAGAGGATCGGGTCTACGACGAAGACAACAAGCGGATGGCCGAGCGGTTCCAGGCCTGGCTCAACACCGGCCACCTGTACGCCACCGCCGGCGCAGAGGTGGACTACCGCGAAATCCTCGCCGAAGCGCTGGAAGCGAACGAGGCTAACCCTGTTCGCGAGAGTCCGATTGACCCGTTCGGCGCGACTGGCATAAGCCACGAACTGGACGACGAAGGGCTGACCCCAGTGGTCATCACCCAGAACTACACCAACATGAGTTCCCCCATGAAGGAGCTCGAAGCGGCCATCGCCTCAGGCCGGTTCCACCACGACGGCAACCCGATCATGACCTGGTGCATAGGGAACGTGATCGGGAAGTTCCTGCCGGGCAATGACGACGTCGTTCGCCCGATCAAGCAAGGCGAGGACAACAAGATCGACGGTGCTGTGGCGCTGATCATGGCGATCGGGCGTGTCGTTGCGCAGGAGCCGCCGGAAGAAACCCTCTCCGACCACATCGTGAAACACGGTATCAGGAAGCTCTGATGGGAATTTTGAAGAAGCTGGGCCGATGGTTCGGCAAGGGCTCCGACCCGTTGATCATCGATACGCCCGAAAAGCTGGCGCAGGTGCTGGGTGTTGCGTATGAGACGGAGTCGGGGCAGCGGGTCACTACCACCACCGCCATGCAACAGACCGTGGTTTTCAACTGCGTCCGGGTGTTGGCCGAGTCGGTTGGCATGTTGCCTTGCCGGCTCTTCAAACAGACGGAGCGCGAGCGGATTCCGGCCTTGTCCAACCGTCTGTATGACGTGCTCGCAGTGGCGCCGAACGGGTACATGACCGCGCAAGAGTTCTGGGAACTGCTGGTGGTCTGCCTTTGTCTTCGTGGCAACTTCTACGCCTACAAGGTCATGGCGCTCGGCAACGTGGTGGAACTGCTGCCGATCAACCCGGCGGCGGTGAAACCGAAGCTGAAAGATGATTGGACGGTTGAGTATGACGTCACGTTCAAGAGCGGCGTCGATACCCTTTCCCAGGACGAAATCTGGCACGTCCGCCTGTTCACACTTGATGGCCTAACGGGGCTGAACCCCATCGCCTATGCCCGCCAGGTCATCGGCCTGAATCAGGCGATGGAAACTCACGCCGCCAAGCTGTTCTCCAACGGCGCGGTGACCTCCGGGGTTCTGAAGACGGACCAAACGTTGAGCGATGAGGCCTTCGAACGCCTGTCCGCGCAGTTCCAGGGCGAGCACATGGGGACGGCCAACGCCTACAAGCCCATGATTCTGGAGATGGGGCTTGATTGGAAGCCGATCAGCCTAAACGCCCAGGACACGCAGTTCATCGAGTCGAGAAAGATGACCGAGGCGCAGTTGTGCGGTCTGTTCCGCGTCCCGCCTCACCTGGTGGCGAACCTCGACAAGATGACGCTGAACAATATCGAGCACATGGGCATGAGCTTCGTGAACTACTCGCTTGTGCCGATCCTCACGCGCATCGAGGCCCGCATCCGAGTCGGGCTGCTGAGCGAGAAGGATGCGAAAACCCACTTCGCCAAGTTCAATGCCGGCGCGCTGATGAGGGGTGACCTCAACGGGCGATACACCTCATACGGCAAGGGGATCCAGTGGGGGATTCTGAGCCCCAACGACTGCCGTGAACTGGAAGACCTCAATCCCCGCCCCGGCGGCGATATCTACCTGACCCCGACCAACATGACCACCAATCCGGAGGCACTCGATGCTGACAAAACAACGCCTTGATGTGCCGCTGACGCTGAAGGCAGTCAGCGATACCGGCGAGTTCGAGGGCTACGGCTCAGTGTTCGGCGTCGTCGACAGCTACGGCGACGTGGTTGTTCGAGGAGCCTTCGAGGCCTCGCTGGCTCGCTGGAAGGAAAAGGGGCGCTTGCCCGCGATGCTTTGGCAGCACGACAGCGCCGAGCCGCTCGGGCCCTACACAGAGATGCGCGAAGACGAAAACGGCTTGTATGTGAAGGGCCGTCTGTTGATCGATGACGACCCCCTCGCGAAGCGCGCTCATGCACACATGAAGGCCGGCAGCCTCTCCGGCCTATCGATCGGCTACATGCTCGATGACTACGAGTACGACAAGGAGAAGGGCATCTGGCTGCTGAAGGCTATCGACCTCTGGGAGGTATCTCTGGTCACTTTCCCGGCCAACGATGAGGCCCGTATCTCCGATGTGAAAACCCTGCTGGCGCGCGGCGAGACGCCGCCGCCGAGCAAAGTGGAGCGAGCCCTGCGCGAGGTTGGGTTCTCTGGCTCCCAGGCCAAGGCCTTCATGGCAAAAGGCTACAGCGCTGCTTGCCCGCGTGATGCGGATGCTGGCGCCGCGCTCGACTCCCTGAAATCCCTGATTAATCGCATGTGAGGAGAACCCCATGCCCGCTGATATCCAAGATGTAAAACAGGTTGCCGAAGAACTCGGCGCCAAGTTCGACGAGTTCAAGCAGAAGAACGACAAGCGCGTCGAGGCCCTGGAGGCCGAGAAGGGCAAGCTGGTCGAGCAGGTCGAAACCCTCAACGAGAAGTTGGGCCAGTTGGACGACATGAAGTCGGCGCTGGAGAAGGAGTTGGCCGGGATGAAGCGCCCGGATGGCACCGGCACCAAGGCCGCGAGCGAGCACAAGGCCGCCTTCATGCAGTTCGTGCGCAAGGGCATTGATACCGGTCTGGGCGAACTGCAGGCCAAGGCGTTGCAGATCGGCGTCGATGCGGATGGTGGCTACGCTGTCCCGGAGGAACTCGACCGCAACATCATCGAGCTGCTGCGCGACGAGTCGCCGATGCGCCAGGTGTGCAACCAGATCACCGTCGGCACCCCGGACTACAAGCGTCTGGTAAACCTGGGCGGCGCCGGCTCCGGCTGGGTCGGCGAAACTGCACCACGCCCGGAAACCAGTACCCCGACCCTGGCGCAGATCAACGCCGTCATGGGCGAGCTCTACGCCAACCCGCAAGCCACCCAGACCAGTCTCGACGATATGTTCTTCGATGCTGAGGGCTGGTTGAACAGCGAAGTCGGCCGGGAATTCTCCGAGAAGGAGGGCGCCGCATTCCTGCTGGGGGATGGCGTCAACAAGCCCAAGGGCCTGTTGGCCTATCCCTTCGCAGTGGCTGGCGACAAGACCCGTCCTTACGGCACTTTGCAGCGGCTGGTGAGCGGCACCGCCGGCGCCTTCAACGGCGATAACCTCATCGACTTGGTGCATGCGGTCAAGGCGGGCTATCGCCGTGCTAGCGTCTGGATGATGAACAACCTGACGGTTGCTTACGTCCGCAAGCTCAAAGACAGCGAAGGGAACTACCTGTGGCGTCCGGGCCTGGAAGTTGGCCAGCCGTCCAGCCTGATCGGCTACGGCATCACCGAGAACGAGGACATGCCGGATATCGCGGCTGACGCGAATGCCCTCGCCTTCGGCGACTTCAAGCGGGCCTACACCATCGTGGACCGCATCGGCACCCGCGTTCTGCGCGATCCCTACACCAACAAGCCCTATGTCGGCTTCTACACCACCAAGCGCGTCGGCGGCATGCTCGTCGACTCCCAGGCGGTGAAGGTGCTGACCCTCTCGGCCGCGTAACGTGGGAGGGCCGGCGCTGGCCGGCCCTCCTTGGAGGACACTGCAATGCCCAAGATTCTGGTCGAAAAGGCGTTCCCGTTCTCTCCGGACGGCAACGTTGTCATAACCGTGGACGTCGGCGAGCAGGAGGTTTCCGACCGCTGCGCGCTGGTGGCAGTGGATCACCTGGGGGTCGCCACTCTCGTTGACGGTTCCAGCGGCGGATCTGACCTGAAGAAGCTGACCATGGCGGAACTGAAGGCCCTGCTGACTGCGAAGGGTATCCCCTTCGACAAGGGGGCCAATAAGGAAGCGCTCCTCGCGCTGGTCCCGAACGATGATTGACCTGAGCGTGGCGAAGGAGCATCTGCGGGTTCGCCACTCCCAGGACGATCAGTACATCCAGGGCCTGATCACGGATGCGGTGGAGGTGTTCAACGCTCGGACCAACCGGACCTTGCTGGCTCCGGATGATCCGCTGCCGGACCCCGTCGGAAACTCCATCCGCATGACGGGATCGATCCGCCGCGGCGCGCTGATGCTGATCGCGCACTGGTATTCGAACCGGGAGTCAGCAGTCATCGGAACCATTACGTCGGAGCTTCCGATGGCCACCCAATACCTCTGGGAGCCCTACCGCTGGATGAACTTGCGCTAGGGCAAACCGAAAGGAGAGCAACATGCAGTTCAAAGCGATAAAGCCGCTCTATCGCGGCGGCCGCCTGGTCCAGCCTGGCGAGCCGTTCGATACCACGCCCGAGGACGGTGAGCGCCTGGTAACGAATGGCGAAGCCCTCGACCCGAGGTCGCGCAAAGCCCCTGCGAAATCGCCCAAGGGTTCCACCCAGGCCGAAGAGAAGTAGGGGGTAGCGATGCGTGCAGGACGGCTCGACACGCCGGCGGATCTGCTGGTGCTTGACGAAGACCTGGCGCCGCGATGCGTCGACTGGATCTGGTGCGGTATTCAGACCAAGGAGAACGCGGAGCCGCCGTTTCCGGGTGGGCTGCGGAACCCGGCGAAGGTTGAGGTTCGGGCCTGGTGGGACGAGCGCATTCGGCAGGGACGCTACCTGCGCGCCGATGGGCGCCTCTTCCACATCGACAGCGCCCGCGACTTCACTGGCCGTCGGGCCGAACTGGCGATCACCGCAACAGAGCTGATCGGCGAGCCGGCGACATACCGGCCAGATGGCGCGCCGCCGCGAAACTGCCGGGTGTTTCTGAACTACGATGCGCCCTGGCTGGACGAGAACGGCCAGGCGACGGCCTACAGGATCCGCGCCGAGGTTGCGCTGATCGAGACGGGGAGGGTGCAGGTGGGCGATCTGCTTGAGGTGGATCGAGTGCGCTACTACGTCGTCGACTACGCCGACGGCACCGACGACGGCATTGTCCGCGGGCTCTGGCTGGAGCGTGTGCAATGAGGGCGCCGATCAGGCTGGTCGGCGTCGAGCAGGCGCAAGCGCGCCTCCGGGAAGCCGGCCGGCGCGTTGATCCAGTGATGCGCGGCGCGCTGAATACCACGGCGACGCAGACGAGGAAGCAGCGCTACAACGAACCGATGCGGCCCGCGTTCACCAGTGCCTTCGCCAACCGTCGGATCGTGATCAAGCGCGCGAGGGCGGGTCGGATGAACGCGAGGCTTATTCCGTCGTCGTCTGGCGTCAACGTCACGGCATACCGGCGCTGGATCTTCGAGCCAATCAACTCGACGCGGGCGAGGATTTATGTCGTCGGCCCGAACGGTCGGAAAGTTGCCGCAGGCTTCGTCAACCCATCGGGGCGGCTGCAGCGGCCGTTGTCTACCCGCAGTCAGCGGGCCAGGACGGCGCGGGGTCGTTCGCCCAATGTCACCAGCTACACCTATCGGCGCGCCCTGCAGGAAGCACAAGGCCCGTCGGTGGCGTACTGGTTCCGGCTGCTGACTACGGCGAAGACCATCCGCTGGACCAATGCGTTTCTGCGCCAAGAGTTCGAGCGGCGCATCCGCCGTGAGCTCGAAAAGGCCGTCTGAGGAAAACCAACCATGCGAACGAAAGCGAGCCAGGTCACACGCGACCTGCGGGCCCGCCTGGGCGAGATTCGCCCGGTAAACGGCTACCTGACGGACCTGCGGGCAGTTTACGGGCCGACAGATCGAGTGCCCGACAAAGCCAGCGGGCCTTACGCCCTTGTGCGAGTCGCGAGCGACGCGCGAACCGGAACGGCGGTACGCCAGGCGACCAGGCTCCGCACGTTCGAAGTCGAGGTTGTATTCCCGCGATCGGCGGAGGAACACGAACTCGATGACGTCCACGTCGACATTCTGCGCGCCCTTGGCTTCGGAGAAGACCAGCCGGAGCGCAAGTTCCCTGGGCTTGTGGAGGATATCGACGAGGCGGTGGCGCAGTTTGCCGAGTCCGGTCGCAACTTCCACACCCTGACCGCAACCATCGGCGTGATCTACGTCGAAACCTACAACTGATCGGCCAGGCCGAGGAGAAAACGATGCTCTACACCCAACTGTTCCGCGGCCCGACGTCGGTCGCACCGTATCCGTCGTCTGTGTACGAGGAGCTGTTCAAGCTGCAAACGACCAGCGCCGAGCCGGAGTCGACCGAGATCACCATCCCCGACCCGACGCGCCTCGGCCTGCCTGAGCTCGACGGCGTAACGTCCATCACGGCGATCAACATCACCGGCGAGGCCGTCAACTTTTCCCCGCGCGCCGCTGCGGTGATCCTCTACGGCTCTGTTGAGCGTGTGCCATCGGGGACCGTCTCCGAAGAGGTGCATGACGCCTATGTCGATCGCATCATCCGCCTTGCGCACATTCCCCTCGAGGTCAGCAGCGTCACCGGAGCCGGTGGCACGCCGACCTATGTGCGCGGCGTTGACTACGCCGTCACCCCCGGCGGCATCCGGCCTCTGCCGGGCGGCACGCTGGCCGACGCAATCAACGCGACCACTGCTCCGCCGGATGGCGGGTTGAAGCGTTTGCCGATCGAGGTCAGCTACACCTATCCGACTGTCGACCTGGTGAAGCCGTTCACCACCGGCCGCAAGTTCTACCGGGTGATGTTCGAGCAGACCAACGAAGCCGGCGATGGTGAGAAGCGTCGGATCAACTGCTTCTATGCGCGGATCAGTCTGAATGGCGGCCTACCGCTGAACCAGGGCGCCGAGTTCGGCGTGATCCCGGTACAGATCCGCCTTCTGGCCGACCCGAACATCTACGACGTCGGCGAGGCCGCGATCTGGACTTGGGAAATCCAGAACACCGACGCGGCCTGATTGCCGTAGATCAACCGGCCCGCCCTGATGGCGGGCCTTTTCATTTGGGTGGCCCATGTCTGACCTCGGAATTCTGTTTCCCGAACCTGAAACCATCTACGTCAACGGCGCGCCGGTGATCGTGCGGCACGTCCGCCTCGCCGACTTCGAGTTGTTCGGGGATATCGCCAGTGACCTTCTCAAGGTTCTGAGCGATGGCACCGTTCCCGCCATCCTGCAGTTCGGCAAGACCGGTTCGGCCAAGCTGAGGAAGATACTGCGGAGGACCACGAACCTCAGCCGCTGGCGCGTTTGGCGCCTACCGGTCGACGTGGCGATGCAGATCGTCATGCAAGTGATACGGGTCAACGCCGCTTTTTTCGCCCGCGCCCAGCAAGCGGCAGTGACGACGCTGGCAACGCTGGTTGGGCAGCAGCAGTAACCAGCCTGGTTCGCGCGGGCTTCAGTCTCGACGAGGTTTCGCGCATGACGCTTCAACAGATCGAGGTGTTCCTCGAGCAGGTCGGCGAACAGGTCAAGCAGGACCGGCGCGACCACCTGCTGCTTCGCCGCGCGGCACGCGCGCCCCTGAAGGGGTTTAAACAGTTCCTGCAGGAGTTCGATCATGGCCGGTAGAGTGACCACGCAACTGATCGTCGAGGGGGTGAACCGCACCCGGCAGATGTTCAACGAGGTGAACCGCGACCTCAACGTGACGAACAAGGCGTTGGCCGCAAGCGGCAAGCTGCTCGCAGGCTATCTCACGTTCAGCGCGCTGGCCGCCGGGGTGAAGGCGGTAGCGAACACCGCCGACGCTTACCAGGCAATGAACGCCCGCCTGCGCCTGGCGACCGGATCCCAGGAAGAGTTCAACACCGCCCTCGAGGAGTTGCAGCGCATCGCCTACAACACCGGCCAGCCGGTTGAGGCGCTGGTTACGCTGTACGGGCGGATCAGTCGCCCGCTCAAGGAAGCGGGCCGCACCCAGCAGGATATCCTCAAGGTCACCGAGGCTGTGTCGGCGTCGTTCCGCGTGTCGGGCGCCTCTGCGGTCGAGGCTGAGAACGGGGTGATCCAGTTCGGCCAGGCGCTGGGTGCTGGCGCTCTGCGTGGGGACGAATTCAACAGCGTGGCCGAACAGGCGCCACGCCTGATGCAGGCCCTGGCCGATGGCATCGGTGTGCCGACCTCGGCTCTTAAGGCGCTGGCGGCGGAGGGCAAGCTGACGGCGGCAGTGGTCACCGACGCGCTGATCGGACAGTTGCCCAAGCTGCAGAGCGAACTCGCCTCGTTTGGTGACTCCGTCTCCAAGGAATGGACGGCGATCGAAGACACCATCCGCCGCGGCGTCGGCCAGGCGGACACCGGCCCGCTGATCGAGTCGCTGAAGGAACTGAAGGAGGTACTTGCCGACCCGACGATCCAGGGCAACCTGACCACGCTGGCCAGCGCCCTGGTTCGCCTGGCCGCCGCAGCGGCTCAAGGTGGCTCGCTGTTCTCCGGCTTCGGAGAGGATCTGGGCTACCTGGCTGCACGGGTGACCGGGAACGTCACTGAGCTCGACAGGGTGAACAAGGAGATCCAGAAGTTGCAGGCCGCCGCCGACGGCTTCGGCGTGGTCGACTTGTTCATGTCTGACGCGCAGATCAGCGAGCGCCTGGCAGCGTTCAGGGAGTACCGCGAGCAGTTGCTGGAAGAACAGACCGGCATGACGGCGGAGGCGCGCAAGGCGGCCGAGGAAGCCGCCGCCCAGGTCAAGGCGGTCGACGACGCACGGCAGCAAGCTGCGCTCTCGTCGGAGCGTGCGTACTCCGAAGCGCTGCGCCAAGTGCGTGACGGCCGGCTGAAGGCGGTGCAGGACTCTCTCAAGAAGCAGGAGGCGGCCGAGAAAGGCGCGCTGGCAGCGGTTGAGAAAGTGCGGAAGGACCGCCTGGCTATCGAGAAGCGCTACAGCGAAGCGATTGCCGGGCTACAAGCCGGCGTCGGCGGCGACCCGAGCTATGCATCTGCGCAGACCCTCAAGCAGTCCGCCGCCCAGGCGCTGCGCAAGGGCGATGCCGAGACGGCACAGGCGCAGGCGCAGAAGGCGCTCGAAATGCTCCAGCAACTGCAGGCGGCCGGAGAGAACACATACGGGTTCACCGGCTTCGCTAAGGAGCTCCAGGACATCGAACTCGCCGCGAACGATCTGCAGCAGTCGCAGGCAGACGCGAAGCTCGACAGCATCCGCGCGCGGATCGCGGAGCTCTCCGATGCGGCCACCGCGCTCCAGGGCATCGAGATCTCGTTCAACCTCCCGCCGGAGGAGATCGAGGCGATCAAGGCACAGTTGCAGGCGCTGTCTGAAACGCCTGTCCTGATCCCTGTTCAACTGGTGCCCACCGGCGAAATGTCCGCCGTGAGCGGCACCACGCCACCGGTCAGTTTCCCCGGCTACGCGACCGGCACCAACAGCGCCGCGCCGGGCATTGCATGGGTCGGCGAGCGAGGTCCGGAACTGGTTGCGTTCGGTGGCGCGGAGAAGGTGTTCCCGAACAGCGTCTCGGCGCTTGCCAGCCGCCTGGCCGGGATGCGCGGTCTCGACGGGCTGTCGCCGGCCGCCACCGAGGTCGCAACAGCGGCGCCGAGCTCAGGGCAACTCCCCAACCTGGGGCGGATCGATCTGTCGTTCGGCGGCTCGACTGTCTCGGTCTTCGGGGATCAGCGATCGGTAAACGACATTCTGCGGCTGCAGGCGCTCAAGCGAGGCCGCACCGCACGTCCGTAGGAGAACGGCATGGATTACCCGGTTATTACGCTCGGCGGAGTACCTATCCCGCCAGAAGCCGGCGCGCCGGATCAGTCGATGGAGCCCTTGTTCGGTGCGACGGTCGTCAGGATGAGCGACGGTGCTGGCGTGAAGTTGACCCACTGGGACGGCAAGCTCTCCGGCACGTTGACCGGATCGGGCCTTGTGCCGGTCGGGCTCGACGCGCTCGACTACCGATCATCACTGGAGATGCAAGCGATCCAGCCGATCAGCATCGCCCAGGACTCTCCGGCGTTCACGCTGCCCAAGGCGCCGCGCACGGACAAGGAGCCGTGGGCGCTGGCGCTGGTTGAGGGGCGCTGGGTGCCGACGCCATGCGTGCGCGCAGGCCTGGTCGTGACCGTTACAGAGCGTCCGGCAGCGACGCTCTACATGGTCCAGTTCATGCCTCGCTTCAACGTGTTCGCGGACCCGCCGTCGACGTCGATGAACGCCGCGCACGGATGGACCCTGAACTGGCAGGAGGTTTGACATGCTGCTGAACGGCATGCCGTTGAACGCCGGCCCGCTGAACGGATTCGGCACGGCCGGCGGCGGAGATGGCCCTGTCGAGATCAAGCCTGGTCAGGCGTTTGCCTGGCGCCTGCGCCTACTCGTCGACGATGAGGATTGGACGGCAAGCCTCGTTGGGGCTGTTGAAGTCGACCGCGAGGAAGGCGCCTCTGGCACCGCTACGTTCACGCTGTACCTCGGCACTGACCCGGTTTCGCCAACGTCGTGGGTGGGGCGGGCGGTCACGATCCGCTACCTTTCCACTGCCGAGGGCGTGACCGCAGACGTGGTGAGATTCACCGGCCGCATCGCGGATCCGACGTTCGACGCTGTAGGGCGGACGCTGACTGCGCGATGCTCCGATCAGTTGCAGCAGCGCATCGAAGCGATGGAGATCGCGCAGATCGATGCGCTGGTCGGCGGTCAGTGGTCATCCGATGTGTTCGAGCCTGTTGAGGGGCGATCGCGCTGGGACTACGCGCAAGAGCGGTTGACGACCGTGGCCGCGGCCCTGGATTGCGCGCCTACCGGCGAACTGCGTGTGTCCAGCCTGTTCTCGCAGCCTCCGGCGTTCGAGTTCGGCGCCGGGTCCACCGTCTACAACTCGGTGGAGGTCAGCCTCGGTGATCTGAGCTCGCAGACGAACAGGATCGAGATCGAGTGCGACTACCGATTCAGCCGGCTCTGGCAGCTCAACGCCTCGTATGGTTGGCAGCACCCCGGCACGGGTAACGCTGTTGGCGAGGCAGGGTTTTGCAACTGGCGCGGCGATGACACCGAGTTACCGGATGTCGAGATGATCACCTCGGCGACCGAGAGCAGCGGCCAGACGTTGTTCTATGCGACCTGGTATCCACTGCCGCCCACGGGCGTCTACTGCAATCCGCCGGCGGCATGGGTCAACAACTTCACCGAGCTGCTGCTCGGCGGAAATTGGATTGCTGGCCGGCGATGGGTGCAGTCCGTAACCGAGCGCTACCGGCTGGTCATGGAAGTTCAGCCGAGCGTGGCGGCGACCGGCCCGATTGTCGGTCGGCAGCGTGCCTCGTTCGAGATCGAGTCGGACAAGGCCGAGCGCTGGGAAAGCGACCCGATCACCGGCGGCAGCACCGGCCACGACGACGAGAAGGATGGCAACCGGCGTTTGTCCGCGCTGAACTGCCTGCTCGCTCAGGGAGCAACGACGCTCATCGCAGCGCACCGTGGGACGACTGTGACGTGGGACGCGCCTACCAGCATGGTTTTACCGATCGACCTGGTGCATACGCTCCGCCTCGATGATCAGGGCGCGCGTGCGGTGGGCAAGTGTCGGCGCATTGTCGACCGGCTCGACCTCGCATCCGGAAGCGCCCTGACAACGATCTCTATCGCGGTGATGCGAGGCGGCGCTGGCGCCGCCGACCCCCTTGTTCCGCCGGCTGGCTCGTCTGATCCCGTCAGCCCACCGTCGGGTGGCGGTCAACTCTCGACGCAGCTTGGGGGCCGCAACGGAAGCCCCGCGTATGACGATGAGGCGGATGGTTTCTCTGGCAACTGGAGCAATCGCGATCCCGGCGCCGAACTGTTCCCGCGGCGCTTCTCGTTGACTGCAAACGATATTCCGGAGACCTACCGGGACGAACATGCGCCGGAGATCGCAGCCACTTACCGGGTAGCTGTACCTGATGACGTACTGGAGATGTAGCGATGGCGAGAGCCTGGATCAACAACTGGAAGACGACGCTGAGCGTAGGGCTGTCGCCTGGCGCGTTGAGCCTGACGGTGCCGGATGCCGCCGCCGCGCTGCTGCCTCTCTCCGGCGGTAGCTGGGTGCTGTTGACGCTGGCGGATGACGCTGGCGCGCAGCATGAAATCGTGAAGGCAACCGCCCGCGCCGGTGGGGTGGTGACGATCGAGCGCGCCCAGGAAGGAACCTCCGACGGCAACTGGCCGACGGGAACGGTGATCTACGCCGCAGTCACCGCTGGTGACCTCATGACGCTCCAGGCGCGCATCCAGGCTCTGGAGTCCGGGGCGTCTGGCGGCACCCTTGTCGACGAAACCGGCGCAACGCTGGTCGACGACGCCGGCAACAACCTGATCATGGAGAACATTTGATGGCAACTGTTACGCACGTCCTGTCCGGCGCCGGCGAGCCGCTCGATCCGCCACCAAGCATCGGTGCTCACTACGTGAACACGAACAACGGCGCGCTATACCTGGCGAAGGGCACCGCGAGCGGTGCCGATTGGGTGAAGCTGGGTAGTGGCGGTGGCAGCGCTCCGAGCGAGGTGCTGCATGTCAATACCGACGGCCAGTTCCTCCTCGGGCCTCAACACTCATTTGTTGATGCCCGTCTGTTCGCAATTCCCGAGCTTGGCACCGCCGCAATTGGAATCGATCCCAGCACATCCCGACAGTTCGACCTGAATATCAGAACCTGGGCTCCGAGCGGTCAACAACTGCAAATCAGGGTTACGTCGGGTGAATTGCCCGGAGGTATGTCGATCGTGGGCACCTCCAGGCAGTGGGCGGCGCAGGAGTCGTATGGGTTCGTGATCAATGCAAATGACCTCAACGGCGAGGTGTGGGCGCGCATCTATTTCGATGCTGACGAACTCACCCTGTCGATGCTGGTGTTCAGCGATGTGCTGAACGCGTAGGAGATAGCGTATGGCTCTTTCAGATGAGCGCCGCAGCCTCGGCGCGAGGAATGAAGCGATCCGCCGCGCCGGCGGTCAACGGGTAGAAGCGGAGCGGCGTGGGGACCAGGGCTTGACCGCGGCGCTCAACCGGCTGATCGAGCCGGAGCGTCAGGCACGCGCACTGCGCAAGATCGACCCGCGCGGCGCCCTGGATGCTGCGCGCGGCAGGGCCGACTACAACCCCGCCGGCAAGCAGATCGGCGGGGGCGGTGTGTCCTGGCCGCTGGCCGAGACCGACAAGTCGAAGCGCACGGTGGCCGACGAGGAGATCGTGAGCACCGATGGCCTGGTCGTCGTTGTGTTCAAGCGCGTCACCAGCTTCGAGATGCAGGATGGCGGCTCGAATATTGGCCGCATGGAGTTCAAGGCATGAATCAACTGATGCCCTGGGACGGCGAGGTCGTTCGCATGGGCTGGCCGTGGCACGGAAAGATCCGCCAGCCGAACAATGATCTGGCCGGCTACGTCACCCTGCCGAACGGGGCGACGCGCCCAGCGATCGCGTACTACGGCAACTGGCCGATGAATCACACGCATCTGTTCGACATGGGCCTACCGGACCAGGACGACCAGCAGGTCGAGGAGCAGGGAGGGAAGTGGTGGGGGCGAACGATCCTCCGAGGCGGAGGCAACTACGACTATCAGTTGTACTACGGCGGCGCGACGACCTCGGCCGAAGGGCAGTCCTATACAGGCGACGCCCCATTCAGGGGGCTCCCCCTCTGGTGGTCTAGCGACGAGGAGCCGCGGCGCCCGCTGTATGTGGATATCTACCTCAATGTGGAGCAGGGCAGCTACTACCTCGATTTTTGGACAAAGGGCGGAACGATTCACGCCCTTCGGAAGAAGATAACGCTTGAGGATGTTGGGCAGGGCGCAGGACAGCCGGAGTGTGCGGTAAAAGATCTGCTCGGGAGCAACTTCGACTACTGGTTTTTTGGTGAAAACGTCAAACTTGACTACCTGAAGCTGCTCGGGGTCTACCGAAATCGGTTGCTGCTGGGGGTTGTGGTGACACAGGGTGACGGGATGCGGCAGATTGACCCACCGCCCGGAACGTCGGTGGTCAGCGGTTCGTCCCCGTCTGGAGCCCCTCAGGGGTTGTATGGTCTCGTCGAGGTGACCATTGCCCCGGATATCCGAGATCCAGAGGCGGATCACAGTCAGACGGTCACAATAGACGTGATCGAGAATCGCCAGGCCGCGCTCGGTAATCCGGTTCATCAGGTGACCGACGAGAGCAGTCAGCCGGGCGATCCAATCGAAACTACGCTCTATCGAGAGGAGTGGAACCAGACCTCCGGGTTGCTGACCGCCTGGTATGACGCCCAGGGGAACATCCAGACCGCGCGCTACAACCGCCGCCACTATGCACTTAAGGAGTACCGCAACGATCCCGGCGTGACGACAAGAACAGCGACGGAGCGAACAAGCGAGGTTGCGCTGTTGAGCGGCTCCGGATCAGTTGTCGACAGCACTGTGCTGACAGAGCAGTTCGAGGCGATCTACATCCCAGGGACAGGACTGCAGATCACTCGGACGGTGAAGTGTACGGGGGAGCCGGATGACGTCACGACCTATACCGACCCAGACCATACGGGTGGGCCGGTGGTCACCCCGCCGACGACGACATTCCCCCCAGGCATGCATATCGTCAACTCCGTTGTGACCTACCAGTGGCTTGTGAACGACGAGAACATGCTGGCCAACCAAGACCAGCACCAAGTGTGGCTCGCCGCGTTGAGCAACAACAGCGCAGCCATCTGCCACATCCGCGATCCGTTCGACTATCCCGAGGGGCAGACCACAACAACCGTCAGCGTTCGCCAGGGGCCGGCCGTGCGCCTCGGCGGCGTGACCTCTGGAACGGTTACCGACACCCTGACCAAGAGTAAGCCCGCGCATGAGTACCGGCGCGGATTTTTCTGGGAGCCAGCCGACCGCTGGGTGCGAGCCAGTTGCAACCCGATCACCGGAGAGCTCTCTCGCGGCCCGGAGTGCATCCAGTACCTGACCAGTTGGGTTTAGCCCCTCCTACTACTTCAAGGAGAAGCCGCATGACGCCGGCCTGTGTACCCCTGCGCATTGAAAAAGGGGCGACGTTCCGCGACACGATGCGGATCATGCAACCGAGCCTTGTCTACCGGCCGATCACCCAGATCGCGTCGACCGCTCCCGTCCGGCTGACCATCCCCGGCCACGGGTTGCCCGACACCTGGTTAGCCTGGATCGATGGCGTCCAGGGCATGCCCGAACTGAACCGCACCCGGCTTCGGCAACTGCCTCACCGGGTCGCGTCCATCGACGACGACATGATCGAGATCAACTTGCTGTCAGCCGTTGGGCTGGCGCCTGTTGGCGGGCAACTGATCTACCAGCCACCTGTTGACCTGGCTGGCGCCGAGGTACGGATGCAGATCCGCGATGCGCCAGATGGGACGGTGCTGATGACGCTGGCGCTCGGCTCCGGCCTTGAGATCGCTGGCGCCGGAACGATCTCGCGCGAGATATCGGCCTCCGATACCGCGGCGTTGGCATGGGCGTCGGCGGTCTACGACGTGGACGTGACCTACCCGGATGGAACGGTCCATCGCTACTACAGCGGGCCGATCACTGTGAGCCGTGGGGGAGGGTGCGATGGATGACGCCGCCGAGCCCTGGGCGCTGGCGATCGAGGTCGATTGCGAGCCGCTTGTGCTCAGCGAGATGCAGGAATACGCGGTCACCGTGACGCCGCCGGCCGATGTGCTGGTCGTTGTGGCTGGTGATCAGGGGCCGCCCGGCAGGGACGGCGTAGACGGTGCCCAATGGGGCGCGACTGATTGGTGATGAAATGGCCCAGATTCGATTTTTCAAAGTGGCGACCCTGCCGGGTACGCTGGAGCCGGACAGCTTCTACTTCGTGGAGAACAGCAACTTCGCCGAATCGTATTTGACGAACTCGGCGGGTGTGGCGCGCTCGATCGGCAACAGCGCGATGATCAACGCGCTGATAAACGAGGCGCTGGCCAGCCTGCCCGGCACCGGCGCGCCGATCCTGTTCGTAGCCGATATCGCTGCACGCGATGCCCTGGAGCCTGAGGGCGCAATATTCGTCCTGGTTCAAGATGCGAGCGCGGACCCGACAGTCGAATCCGGAGCTGCGCTGTACGCATGGAACCCTGCGACCAGCGCCTGGCTGAAGGTGGCCGAGTATGAGTCGATGGACGTCGAGCTCAACTGGGACGCGATCAACGGGCGCCCGACGTCGACGCCGGCGCAGATCGACACTGCTGTTTCCCAGGCGCACACGCACGCGAACAAGTCGGCGCTGGACAAGTTCAGCGAGGATGGCGGCCTGGTTCGGTTCGGCGGGCAGCCGATTCCGGCGGAGTGGAACGGGGCGGCCTGGTAAATGGCCGTCCTCCAGACCCACAAGGTCGTCGCGCAACTGCCTGCCGCGCTGGAGCCGAACGCGATCTACTTCGTCCGGCGGAGCACCGGATACGACCAGTTCGTCACCAACGGCGCCGGGGTGGTGGTGGCCTATCCGATGAATGTCCGCATCCCCGCGGCTGTTCCTGGGTATCTCGCCGATGGCTCCATGCTTCGGCTCACGATGAATCCTGACGGCCAACTGCCGGCCTATACCGCCGGCGGCGCAACTCTCAACCTACAGGTGCTTTTCAATGGCTGATGTACGACCGACGAAGTTGCAGAACGACGGCAACGGCTATGGCTCGCTTCGATAGTTCGGGGACGGCGACACGGTGCCGGTTGCGCTTGGCGGAACAGGAGCAGCAACCGCTGCCGGCGCGCGCTTGAGCCTGTTCGACGCCAGGCTGCAGAACTTCAGCCTTCTGCTCGGTGGCGCTGACCAGCTCCCGTTCCAGACTGGGCCGAATAGCTGGTCGCAAACCCCGCTGACAAGCGTAGGGCGCGCTATGATCGCGGCATCTACGCAGGCAAATGCCCTGAACTACCTCGGCGGCGTTCCCAAGAGCCTGTCGTCCAGCCGGACCGTCTCGGACCCGAACACGGTACCGGACGAGTGCGGGTTCTACGGTATCGGTGTCGGTCCTTACTCGAACTTGCCGCCAGGCATCGATGCTCTGAACCCCATCGGGTCGATGCTCTATCACCACCCATACGACGTAAGCACCGCCGTGCAGATGCTTATCCCGCGTACTCTCGATTTCATGTACTTCCGTCGCAAGGCGGTTGGAACGTGGCAGCCCTGGGTGCGGATGCTTTCGGATAACCAACTCGTAGGTACGGTATCTGTCGATGGGGCGAATGCTCCGAACGGCGCGATTATGCAACAGAACGGGACCACGGCTACCAACGTTGGCACCAGCCTGCGTTTTGCCGACGGTACTCAAATCGTCTACGCGAGGCTTCGTCTAGACTTCAGCGCGGTTGACATCCTGACCCGTCAGTACACGTTCCCCATGTCTTTTTTCTCGCCGCCGAATGTTACCGCTACCTTGATCCAGGGCCAGCAGGCGGATATCAACCCGTTGCAGTTCCAGCAGCTCGGGCCGGTTCTCGTCGCTGCTATTACGGTCAGCTCGTGCAACGTCCGAGTCATGCGCCCGACCTACGTGTCGGGTAGCTGGGCTTCGGGGAACTTCATCGAATGCTCTGTGATTGCTTCGGGGAGGTGGCGCTGATGAAATTCATGCTGAAGCCTGACCTGCAAGTCGGGCTGCCCGGCCAGGAGCGGGTGAGTTCGGTTTCTGTGTCCGGCCTGCGGTTGACCATCGACGGCGAAGAGTACGATTTCACCCCGCTCGCAGCGGGTGGGTACCTGCCTCCCGATGCGTACATAAGCGTAACCCCTCTACAGGAGGTGGAAGTCCGAGGTGACTTCCTTTTCGTGCGTTACATCCATCAGGTGACTGCGGATATCTCGACTGCGTACTGCGCCGAGGTCGATCCTATCCTGGTGGAAGTTGACGGACCCGTGGAGCTGCCGAAATGAGCATCGACTGGAGTCAACTGGTAACCCCCGAACAGCAGGCTGAAGAACGCCGGCAGGCTGAGTACGATGCCGCAACCGCGGCGCGGGCGAATGCCTACCGCCTGGAGAGTGACCCGCTCAAGACCGAGGCCGATTTCGACGCGATCAAGGCCGGCGTGGAACCGGACTACAGTGCTTGGGTAGCCAAGGTCGAGGAGATCAAGGCCAGGTATCCGCTGCCGGAGGCTGGTTAG